GAGTTGATCATTTGCCAATAATGTCCTTGGCATCGCGGAACAGCTCATCTATCCCGTTATTCTTTCTGGCTTCTGTCCATATAAATATCGCACGTACCACAGCCCAAGCTGGCAGCCCGCAAATAAACGAAATGCCTATAACGCCGCCCATGGCAAGTATTGCCTCTGCCTCAGTTGCAGCATTCAACACATCAGCCAACAGCCCGAACTTCACAGAGGCATAAGCCCCGCCACACATGGAGGCCATCACGGTAGAGAGAATGGACGCGAAAAAATCCCCTTTGGTTTTTGGCATCGTTACCGCCATAAACACCGATACAGCAGACACTGTACCAATCAGAAGACCACCGGCAGCATATTTAGCACTTGAGGCGGCAAACGCTTTGCCTAGTCCAGAACTACTTGCGGCGACTCCTGCCAGGTTTTGCGCGTCATTCATATCCACCCCTTTCCCCTTGCATGTAATGCGTTTTAAGTTGTCATTTCGTTAATTATAAATTGCTGCCCCAGCGTTTCTGACTTTTATAACCGTATCGCCAGCGGATAAAATGAAATTGGCATACAAGCTGCCAGTATCATAAAAACTAGGTACGTCAATTGGAGCTGTTCGCCATACCCCTGATAATTCTCCCATGTCTGTATTGGATGAGTTGAATAGAGAATTGCATACCTCAATCTGTGATAAATCAACAGAAAAGAAAACAGTAGCCATATTAGCGGCTTTTACACCATCGCCTGTAATCTCTATTTCCATCTCCCCGTAGATATTATCACCAATAGCCCATAATGGGTTAAAGAGAACCGTTAATTCATCACCAGTGTCTGCACCTGTAATAGTGTACACCTGCCAGTCATACTCCCCAGTGACCGCCTCTTTTGACCCAACAGCCGCACCAGCCCCAGAAACGGTAAAGGCAGCACCTACAGCAGTAACGCCAGTCAAAGCGCCGCCCTTCGGTCCGCTAGTACCTGCCATATTTCCGTTAGTGATTAGATTCTGCGCACCGCTGCCCAGCCTGAAGTCAGACACCCCAGAACCCCCAGCCAATGACTCAAGGATAACCGCCATCTGTTCGCCAGCCAGTTTTGCGCCAAGGTTAGTAAAATGCACACCATCCATAGCGCCCTCTACACCATTGCAAGCTGTGTGGTAATCAGCGACTTTCACATTATCGGGATCGGCAGCCGCCAAGGTAGCAAGATGCAAGTTAAACTTTTCAATCAAAGCAATTTCACCAGCGCTTGGCGATTCCTTTACAAGATTGCCGAATGCAGCAACGCCGCCATTACTGATAATAGAGTCCTTGATGTCTGTCACCCATCCCTTAACGTCATCAATGTCATACTCAAGGCCGCCGCCAGCGAGATACGTGACATCGTTTATGCCGATCAAAACGCCGACAACGCGTGGCCGCCTACTGGTTGGCCTGCCAAAACTGTCAACAGTAAAAACCTGGCCAATCCGTTCAAGAAGCGTATAGGCTATATCGCCATCGACGCCAAGATTGGCAACTGGAGTCAGTGCTTGTCCGCTTAATATCTGTCCAAATACGCACGGGCTGCGATCATTTGCACCAATGTAGTCAGATGCAGCAATCTCAATAGGAACATCAAGTCCCAAAGCTGTCCCAGTTGCCGCCCACGTTGCTGTAATGTTTAAGCATATCCCCTTGTTAGCACTGCCAGACTCTAACCATACAAGACCCTGACCTACGTCAATGCGAGCGCCTACTGTGTCGCCAAACGCTGTCCATGTAGCTGTGCTGTCATCATATAGGGTTAATGTGCCTGTACTCGCAGTCAATCCAGACGCATTAGAGCGAGCAAATACGCCGGCACCTGACCATCGCGGTTTATATCCGTAGAAAGTATTAGAATCACCAGCAAATACAACGTAATTGCCGTAATTGAAGTCATAGAAATACCTGTACGATATATTCCTATCCATTATGAGGCCACCGCATACTGTCCGCTGAAGAATATCTGCGCAGTATCTGTCATATTACTACGCATGATATTGGTAGAACCAGTACTGTCAAGCGCGTAAACGTTCATTCTGCCGCCTGATGCAGTCCTGACCATTACGCTCAAAGCGCCACCCATGCCGCCTGAAAAGTTTTCATAGCCACACTGACCGCCGCCTGCAATATCTGCACTGTAAGCAGCAACAGGCGCAACAGGACAGCCACCTATCAACATGCTATCGCCAGCCGCGCCAGAGCCTTTATTGGAAAATAGAATCTGGCCGGAAAAGCTCAGAATATCACCTGTGACTACATAACCGCCATCGGATGTATAGGCAACGCCTGTCATATCGTTGAACACTGGCACAGGAGTCCACGGGTTTAGCTGCCCGTCTACAATTTGAGTGCTGTCGCCGTAGCAGTAGATAATGTCTGCTATTTCAGCGCCGTTAATGGCTTCGATCAATTCACCCGCTGCGGTTTTGTAAATCTCTACCGATACGATTCGAGTCACTTCGACACTAGCACCATCAGTCAGGACTGTAGCGTTTCCAGCATCGTCAACAGCAGAGGCGTTAGTGATAATTCCACCGAGCCACTCGTTGTTATTGCTTACACCGTCAATCCAGAGCGCATTGGCAAAAGTGGAGTCGATCATGTCGCCAGACGCTTTAAGTTTCAGCGTGTCAGTAACGTGAAACGCACCAGTCAGATACCAGCGATTCTGTGACAGTTGCGGGTTATCGTGTGAAACAATGTTAACGCTGCCATCAAATACTCGTCCTACTGTCTCATTGTTGAAGTAGGTAATGGATACGTTGCGGCTGGATGTTTCAGCAGAATCAATAACATCACAAATACGTGACAGATCAGCAAAGCGGTTATTACAGACAAAAATATCACTTACGCTATCCAGCTTGATACATGCGCCGAATGTGTTGCTAATCGCCACGCTGTCGATAGTAGACTCTGTGCCGCCTTCTGCCAGCGTTATACCATCGCCATTCTCAAGGGTATACAGCGCGGTATTCTTGACCGTGCCGCCTTTTATGGTGACGTTTTTATAGGATGTCGCATTGAAGTAAATGCCCTTGCTGCCTACGTCGAATACGATATTGTCAGACAGGTCAAACGTGTCGATGACAGACGTACCATCAACTATAAAACCACCGGCTTTGCAATTAGGCGCGGTCTGTGTGCAGCGTACAAATGAGGAGTTAGTGATAAGCGCGTCATCAGCGAATATAACGCCGCGTGACGGTAACCCGCTGGCCTTAGTCAGCTCGAATGTGATCCCGTAGAAGTTCACATTCTCCATACGCACAATCTGTGCCAACTCTACAAGGCTTGAGCTAGTGATGATCGTAGCGCCCTCTACCCCGTATACTTCGAGGTTGTCGCAGTCGATAATTAGCAGTGAGTCAATAGTGTACTGCCCGGCAGGTATAAATATCTGGCCGTTAGAGGTAGAAAAAGCAGCATTGAACGCATCGGCTTGGTCTAGGCCATTATCTGGCACAGCCCCGAAATCGTCTACGATGTTACCAGAGCCGCTTTCAGGTGTAATGACAGCACTAGACCGCTGGTAAGAGATCAGCACCCCGTTCTTGTCTTTGATGGTCATGGAGTAGGCGCTATCAGTAAAGACGTTTACCTGACTGCCGTAGTTAGTGATATAGCCCAATGACGTGCGCAAAGGCTGAGCCAATGGGATAGTACCAGCCAGATCAGCCCATACTTGAATAGGGTCAGTCTCAGGGTTGAGATTCTCCACGCCGATGTATATCTTGCCATCGTCAAGCGGATCGCCCTCAAGGTCTGTAAAATACTGGTACGGCGCTGCTATTGATTTCATTAGAACTCACCCTTTTGGTCGGTTTCCTGCACACTGCCCTTACCACCTTGCAGCATTGCAGTAATGTATTTCTCACGCGCCGTCAAGTCTCTTGGCATATTAACAGACTTTATAAAATCAGAGAATACCTTGCTAGTGGCTAGTTTCTTGACCGCCTTCTCTGTAACATCGCCCGCCTCTGTCTTGCTGGCCTCCCCTAGAAGGCTGGTAAACTCTGAACTGCCTAGCAGCTTGTTTAATGCCGTCATTCGCTCGACAGGCGTAGTAGTAAGAGCCTCTACAACCTTTCCGGTCGCAGCCCTAGCCGCCCCGCCTGAAGGGATAGCAGATACCGCTTGTTGTGCCATACGTCCGGCTGTGCTATCCAGAAGTGAGCCTATGGCATTCTGAGCTATCAGCGCATCATAGAGTGGCTGGTTAGCCTTGCCTGTCTTGCTTATCATGTTTTCAGCATCGCGCGTACGCTTGGATATGGCGTAGATATTGCGCAGCATCTCGTTTTCTTCTTTCGAGAACTGGCCGAATACAATCTTAGCTACGGGTGCATTCTTGCGGATGCCCTGATACAGGTTAGTAAACAGGTTAGGGCTGAAGTTGCCCTGTGGAGTCCGCGCCGCGTTCATCAATGCAGTAGCAATCGTTTCCTTATGTAACTCTTTAGGGACGGTATTTAGCAGCTTATTCAATCCTGAAATATCGCCTTTTGCCCCAGATTTAACGGCAGATACCAGTTTACCAGCAATACTGCCTTCGCCTTCTTTTCCGAAGGCGCTAACAATGCGTTTCTCTAATCCCTTGCGTTGTGCTGTCAATTTATTTGCATAACGCAAATCCTGACGCAAGGCAGCACCAATCTCACCGCCAACTGTCTTTTCAACAGCATCCAATGTATCACTAGCCAGCGCTCCATATATGATACGCAGCTTTCTCTCTCCAGCACTGCCATATGTGCCTTTATTCATCATATTGCCGAGTTGTTCGCCAATATCCTGTCTAAGGTCTTTCATTCCCTGATAAGTAACGCCCTTGCTGGTTACTCTTTTGTACAGCTTCACTAATGCAGGATCGGCATTTTTCATGCCGCCTGAATTGTCTATCATCTGCTTTAATTCTTTTGCAGTAGTAGGCATGGTAACTTTAGTTGCAGCAGGAACCTGCTTATCAATCTCTGTATATATTTTATTTTCAGATGATTTTAAATCGCTGATGGTTTTCCCAAGTTTATTTTTTACGCTTTCTGACATCGTGCCAACATCGGTAGAGCCATCCATAGCGGCCAGTGCTTCATCAGCCTTCTGCCCTACCTGAGTGACGGTATCGCGCCATGCGCTAGACTGTTCGCCAACTATACCGCGTGACAATCCGGCAGACTGCTGTAACAGCTTGCTATCAGATATAAGGTCAGCAGGCAAGTCTAGTCCCAACGCATCGGCAGCGGCTTTAGCTTCTGGATTAACGTCAATTACAGCGGCTAATTCTTCTTGAGCTTTGCGTGATCCCTCGGATGCTTTGCGAGCTAATGCGCCAAAATCCTCTGCTGCCATTTCAGGTTTTGCAGTAATAGCAGGCTCAGGGGTATGAATAGCGGCCACTTCCTCTGCCGTAGCTTTAACAGGTGCAGCGGGTACAGGCTCAGGAACATCACTCTTTGCTGCCAGTCGCCCAGCGGCATCAGGTTTTATTTTTAAAGCATCTTGCTCTGCTTTTCTTGCCGCTATAGCTAAATCTTTCGCTCTGGGATTTATCTCGCTAGCTACATCCTTCGCATATTGAGTAACTTGTGGCAACTCTGGACGCGGAGCAACCTGAGCGACATTATCTACAGCGGCAGCAGGAAGCTCGTCAGCTACTTGAGCGCCACGGCTTCCCATGGCCTTAACAGTGTTCACGCCTTGCATCACTTTAGGAGCCATAGCGTTAATAGCAGACTTCCCAGCCTGAGCAACAAACGGCACAGCAACAGGAATAGCACCAGCTACCGCAACATCAGCCTTATCGAATGTGCCGCCCTGTGATGCCTGCTCTGCCTCTATACCCGCTTGACCCGCAGCACTTAACGCTCCACCAGCCAAACCTGTAGCGAGTAAGCCGCCGCCTGTAGCCTGAGCGACTCGACCCGCTGGCATAGTAGCCAATGCAGCCAGACCGCCGATAAACGTACCTTGAAACGCATCCATCCCACTTAAGCCGGGCTTGTTAATAATAACCTCTTGCCCAGTTTTGTTATTCTTCAGGAATATATTGCCTTTATCGTCTGTATTCTGTGAGACTACGCCGCCTGTTTGCTTCTCGATAATGGCCGCCGCTTCTTCTGGATTCGTAGCAGTCAGGGTATCAGCGCCTAGACGCATAATCCCCGCATCATCCAGCCCGCTACCCTCTACCAGCATCCGTATATCAACACCGGAGCCAAGCTCTGTAGCGGCCTCTGATTCTGGAGTGGTGCGTTCTGCGCCTGTTACCATTTCAGCAGCCGATTCTGTCATAGTAGGCGGCAACTTAGGTGCTTCTTCTGGCTTCTGTTGCGCTAACCATGCGCCAAAATCAGACTCAACTGAGCCGCCTGCTTCTGTTGCTGGATTATCAACAGACCATGCAGAAAAGTCTTCAGCTAGTTTGCTAACCTTTGCATCGTCAGCTTTAGGCACAACTCTAGCGCGATACGCTTTATTGACAGCGCCCCAGTTTTTACGGTCTGTTCCACCGTGATACTCGCCGACAGCGGATTCAATATCATCAGCGTTTCTTTTCAGTGATTCCTGAAGCAATAAACCAGCGCCCTCGGATGCCAGCTCAGGACTGAGATAAGGGTCAATGCCGTATTTCTTGAGAATCAGCTTTCTGGTAGACGGTGTAATCTGGTAAGGAGTCCTTGCGCCTGCTGAACTCACTTGGTCAGCGTTTGACTTCTCACCATGCAGACGGATAGACGATAACAGACCGGCAGGAATCCCTAGCTTTTGCTCAGTGCTAGAGTCTACGCTGTCGTAGGTTGGGTCTTTGTACGAAACTGGAAACCGTTCCATTATTGCCCCTGAGTTTGCAGGAACTTGACTACCTGTTCTCTGGTAGCGCCCGGATTGGCTTCAAGTATTCTGTTTATATCGCCCTCTTTAATCTTGCCATACTTTTTAGTCTCGGCCACAACAACGCCGCCAGACTTTGGAGCCTTGCCGCGTGATATTGTTTTCTCTTGCGCTTTTCTCAGCGTGGTACGAATAGTGCCGAGAGCATTTAGCATTTGTTGTGATGATTGCGCTGTATCCAGACTAGCAACCGCAGAAGATAAACGAGAGCCTTCAGCATCAGACAAAGCGCCCATTCCCTTCATTGCTTTGATAGCGGTCAGGAATTGCTGAGAATCAACGGTTTTTAATTGCGCCCTAAAATCAGCCGCATCTGAACCGTTAAACCACGCCCTAAAATCACCGCCTCTACCAGTGCCAGACCTTAAGCCGGGATGCTTCATTAGCTCATTAACAGTATCCAGCCCTGCCGATGCTGTATCAAGCGTGTCCTGAGCCATTTGTGAATCTGCGCTTTGTACCTTCTCACGCTCTAGCGAAATCTTGTCAGACTCTTGCTGTAACTTATCACGCTCAATTTGTAGCTTCTCTCTGTCTACTTCATTGTCAGCCGCTTTAATCTGAGAATCTATAACATCAAGCTGCCTTTTCAGCTGTTTGCCTTTGATGTCTTCTGCCTTGTTGGTAACATCAAGCACCGCATTTTCTTCTGCTACGGATGCATCTGCGCTGACCTTCTCTGCCTCGGCACTTGTTTTAATTGCGCCTGCTTCCGCTTCAATTCCAGCATAAGGAGCTTTTGCAATTCCGGTCAGATAATCGCCACCCTTGATAGCGTACAGTGTCATTCCTGTGCTGTCTTTTAACAGCATCGGGTCAGTCTTGCCCATCTGCACCATTGCATCGTACTTGGCTGCTGTGGCTTCATCGCCTGAGTTTCTAGCGGCTTCTGCTTTAGACTCTAGCAGGCTTATGGCATATTCTGGTCTGCCGTTTTGCACAGCAGAATATACTTGCGTAAGCTCAGACACCGCGCTTTTCTGTTTCTCACCATCAACGCTATCAAACGTCTTCTTGATTGAGTCTGACATCTGAGGATACTTGATCTGCAACGCGCCATATTCCTTAGCTCCCGCTTCTGGATTCTGGTAGATGTCGTACAAATCTTGTTGAAATTGCTGCATCATCTCAGCATTAGCAGCTTCGGCTTGTTGAGCCTTCTGGTCTTCACGCTGCATAGCGCCGACTTCATAGCCGCGTCCGTATTGCTCGACAATATCAGGCTGGTCAATCATGAAAGGATTTTGCATATACAGTCCTTAAAGTGTGGCGCGAGTGCCAGTGCTAGCTGGCTGACTTCCGAAATACTGCCCGATACCTTTTGCGATACCGCCGAACATGTCAGCATAGCTTTGACCCTGAGCAATCTGCCCCATAGCGTTTGTCTGGCCGATATTGCTCAAATAGCCCGATATTGCATTGGTGCTATTGGTCATGTTGTTACCAGTCTGAGCCGCTGCATTCTCACCAAGCGCAGATAGTCCGGCATACTTACCGTATTGGCTCTCTATGATCTGTGATAGCATTTGAGGCCGGAATTGAGCCAATGCCGCCGAAGTATTACCGCCACGCAATCCACCAGTAGCAGACGCATTCTGTAACAGGGCATTTTCGCCAGACTGTACGAGCGAGGTAAACTGTGGTGACTTTTCCAGAGCTGCAATAGATGCGGCTTGTGCATCGTTACCATTCAAGCCCAACAAATCAAGCTGGCCACCTAAGCCAAGCTCACCTGCTTTACGGTAAGGTTTCAGCATTTTTGATAACCGATCCATGGTCTGCATTTGCATTAGCATTGCATCTTTACTACCTCCAGCAGCAGCATCGGCGGCGTTACCAGCCGCATTATTTGACATTACCCCGCCAACTACTGTAGCGCCTAATGTAGCGCCCGCTGCCCACATGGTCATTGAATCGCACCTTTAACGTCGCAATAGCTAATACTTTGTAGTTCTGAATAATCCTCTACGGATATATCTTTTAGAATCTCGTCAACATCAGTTTTATCTGTGATGTGGAACGTAGTCCAGATTACGTCTGTTTCAGCGAATAACGCCCGCTTTGTGCCTGCGGGTGACTTGAAAGTTATCGGCCTTTCTGTGGCATCGTATATCTGGTTGCCAAACTCAGTAACAACGTACACCCTTCCACGACTAATCAGGTTCAAATGCTCGTGTCTATGAATCTTGCCCACGACAACAGAGCCAGCGGGGATAAATATCTCCCTAGCGTATAGGCCGTTAGCGTAATGGTGTTTCAGTGGACACTCAGCAACCGGCAGTGTTCCATCCCCTACTACGTCATTTAGCGCATGTTCTAGGGATACTATTGCCTTTTGCGTTTCATTCAAAATAGCCAGCATAATCGCTCTCTATACGAGGTTATGGCCTGCTGGCTGGCCTGTATCTCAGCGATTGTCGGATTCTAACACAATATCAGCTCGCGTCAATAGTTATATTGACCCTTTCGCTGCCTTCCATATCAGCTTCAACTCTGACAGTTGACCCATCAAGCCCAGTAAAGGCTACAGTGGCATCGCCACCGCCTAAATCGGTAATCGTGGTAAGTCCTGCGGAAACAGAGCCAAGTATTCGTAGAATATCCGCAGCGGTATATCCAGATTCTACCAAAGTAGATAATACGGCTTGCCCAACGTTTGCAGTAGTCAATCCAGTACCAGTCACCACAATATCTATCGCCATATTTCCATAAGCCGCTATTACAGCCTCAAGATCGCCCGTTCCCGTCATGTCGCATAGCATATTGCCAATTCCTGACATGGACGCTTCCAGATCGCCACTACCTGTAAAATCAGCCGACATATTCAAACGGCCTTCAATTGCAGCCGTCAGTGTGCCGCTACCAGTCATAGCACATAGCATAGATATAACAAGCCCTGCCGTTGCCTGTAAATCACCGAATCCAGTCAGATCAATAGCCATAGACTTTGATGGATACAGGTTTGCGGTCATGGAGCTGGAGCCTGTAGATCGCATAACCATTTCACCGCCCTCTATAGGCGGATACCATCCATTAGGAAGCCCCACAGGAAAAGACGTGCCAGCTTGTACGGTTGTCGAGTTGGCAGGGCTTCTGGTGTTGCAAAAGCCAGAATAGGAGCGCACAGCTCTCGCGGGCAGATCGCCTAAAGCACGATGCGCCCCGAACGAGTTGCGAAACTTATTACCTATCATCCCCATCCGAAAATCAACTTCCCATCAAATTGAGAGTTTGCAGGCGTTGCAGCGCCAGACTTACTAAGGAAGTACAATGCCGCGCCATCTTGTACATCGGGATACGATGGAAACACATTAGAGGTAAAATCCATCATCACCGCTTGCCCCAACACCTGAACGGGGAAAGTGCCAAGCGAGCGAACAAGCGCAACCGTATACATACCAGAAGTGTAAGTAGCATTGTTTCTGATTGTCTGGATAGACCGTATACCTGAATCGGCCCCCTGCCTTGGCATGAATGGCCCCATTTTACCAGCGCCCGTTGCACCAGAATACACAATATGCGAGTTTGTAGCAGCAGTCTTGCCAATAGGCAACGATGGAGTAGTGGGTGTGGCTCTCGATGCTGTACCTGCCGCATTGGTGTAGCCAAGCGACATGCCGGGAGTACCAGCGCCTAATGCAGTGGATTGCGGATTAAATATAATGGCATCGACTCCAGCGCCATCAGAGTATCGAGGCAATCTGGTGGTAAGTGTATGAGTGCCTGACCCTGCATCTGTATAGGCCACTACAGTACCAGCGATAGCATTAGCAAATGTCGTAGCAACACGCGCGGTAGTAGCAGAGACACGCACCAACCAATAGTCGGTATTAAGCGCCAAACCAGTAGGCAATGTACCAGTAGTAGTAAATCTTACTTTACTATAGTTTTGCCAGTCTTGCGCGTAAGTCAGCAATAATCCAGAAGACGATGATGCGGTAAAGTTTTCGCCGTTTATGGTGTTTTGCGCTGTTGTAGTAGTAACGCTGGTTACACGATACCAGCCAAGCACATCAATCAGCTCCATCGTATTAGGCACAACCGTAGCGGCAGCCGTTACAGCATAACCGGCTGTTAATGTCTTGAATCCATCGCCATCAGTGCCGACATTGCCGCCATGATAAAGGCAGCCAGCATTGGTAGTCAGATCGCACAATGATTGAAATACAAGGTTTGTCCCTGTATCGAATATCGCATCAGCTTGCGGATAACCACCGCCACGGAATAGTGTGTGCCATTCATTAGCAACCGCTGCCGCCGTTGGATTGAACTGCTTTGAAAATGGCTGCTCCCACCGCTGGCGAAGGTAAGACATTTTGTTGATTTCATCATCTTTTGAAGTAAAGCCTGCCATATTATTCCCCTTTCCAAAGTGTAATGATATTGCCGTATATAGTCGCGCCCGATGCGCTTGCGGCTGGTTTAAGTACGATATTCAAATAAGCATCGTTTTCTATTTCTGGCAAATATCCAAATGTCTCCCACATATCCCAGTCGCTAGGGGTTGTAGTATCGTATACCGCAACACTTGCTATGGGCTTTACTAATACGAGACACAATACCCCAACATCTCCAGTAATGATTTCTATTGACTCTGGATAGTTTACCCCATAATCACCAGACTGTAGAGGAACAAAAAACCCACCCCTATTATTAGTGTTAGGAGACTGTGTGGCTACCGTTCCAGAGTTGGTTACGCTGTTTAAGGTAATAATTGGCGTTACCCGTCCAGATATCCCGTCCTGATTAGTATAGGTTATCTGCACAGTGGCGGCACCAACATAGCTATTTTGCTCTATCAGCATCATCTGTATGCCATCAGCACCAGTATATCTAGGTATCTCAATGGCTGTCGTTAAGGCTTGAACGCCGGAATCCATGCCTAGAAACGGATAAAAGGCCAGATAATCAAGAACTTCCAAAGCACAAGGAACAGCGCCAGCCGTTACAGTTTGCAAATTACTTAGCTTGTGCAAATACTTCCTGTACCCCGGCATATCATCGCCATGATCAAGGCCGCCATCTGTAGACCTTGCAAGCGGTGTAGCAGTCGCAATAGCGCCCACATAAAACTGCGCTGGCGGGTTTCCACTTTGTACAGACAAGTCTTGACCAACACCGGCCACAGTCACTACGTTGCAGTTTTTGTTAAAACTACGCTTTAGTGCGCGGCCTTCGCGGTATGCGTCTGATATATCGGCAACGGTCTGCATTATATGCTTCTACCAGACAGGTAGCATAACAACTGCCTTATAGTCAGCGTTACCCTGATAGAGGCTTGCTTAACTATGCTCATTTGCCCCTTGCCTCGTAATGTCACCTTGCGGTTAGCCCATATTACAGCGTCGGTATGCTCGCAAGAAAAAACCTTAACCGGCTCTTGCCCTTCACCTTGTGGCTTTATTTTTACCGGCTTGCCGCAAACTGAACACTCGTACAAAGGAGGAAAGCTCATGCTCATGCCTCTGTAATAGTAATCGCACCAATAGGGAAGCGCGGCTGTATCTGGTTAGATACCGCAATTGACGCGTTCAAATCGCCATAGTGAAACACGTCAACAGCGCCAGTACCTTTGCCAGTTTTGGCAGCTACAATCGTGTTGCCAGTAACGCCGCATTGCGGAAACTCTACAGCAGCAGCATTAGCAGTCGCGCCACCTGACGGGGCATCCCATCCAGCAATTGTTCTGGCTAACGTCTGGTTAGCATAGTTAGTATATGTTGCCAGATTCGTTGCCATTGTATCCGATGGTGCGCCGGTCACAGTCGTCAAAGCTACTGTCACAGTAGCAAGTGGCGAAGATGCTGCATTATCAGCGATATTGGCTATTGGAGTAGCGTTATAGTACAGCGCCACGATGTTATTACAGCTTGCTAGACCTTTTGGCATTATCTTACCCTCTAGTTAAATTACCATCCGCTAGGATTGTATGAATTACCGCCACCGCCACCGCCAGCTACTAGCTCGAAACCATCCTCGCCAGCATTGACAGCGACTACTTTATTTGCATTGCCCGTATAGTTAAGCTCTGATATAGAATCCAGTTTATCACTATGCGGCTGCACACTCGACCCGCCCAGTGCTTTTTTAATAGCCGCGTCAGCATAGCCACGCTCACGACTCATGACTGTACAAACCCGTCGATACAGACTGCTGTGATGCTGTTAGCTGTACCAGCCTGAGCGCGGAAAGTGCCACCAGCCGCTATAACAGGCACGTCAATGTCCATGTAGCTATTAGCCGCCATACTTGTCTCTGGTAAGCAGCAGTTGCTATCAGTAGCCGAGCCGGACTGAGGCACAGCCCATGCCTGTATTGTCGCAGCCAAGGCAGTAGTATTAGAGAATCTGACGCGCATGTTGCGGACAATCGTACCAGTGGTAGTTGTCGGCACTGTATACAGCGTTTCTACAGCAGCATTGTTTACCTGATTAGGCGCGAACAGTTGCGAGAATGTGATGGCCATTAGCTCATACCTATGAATAATTTGATGTCGTTAATCTGATTCTGTAATGTTGTTGTATCCACATATCTACGCTGTTGCTGCTGATCAATTTCAGATAGCGCCATTCTAGTCTGACTGGATGCTTGCGTGCCAGATAATGCAATACTGTACAGCTCCTCAGTTAAACTACTCGTGGCCGCTGGCGTTGTTTCTACCGCCTGCCTGACCAGCGCCTCAAACGCCCTAATCATCTCGGGAGTTTTAAATACAGCCGCTATCTGGTCACGCTGGAAGTTTGAGTTTACCGCATTGTTAGACATACAGCGGCTCCAGTGTTGCCTCCAGCCTTGCTACTGTCATATGTGCGTCACTCGTACCGCCGAAACGCTGCATTCTGTAATTCTGCATGTGTCCCATCTGTAACCACTGGATGCGGGCGTTAAGACTGCCTCTGCCTATCGCTTTTGTGTGTCTCCTAATACTCCACCGAACGCCGTCTACAGAGTATTCGGTCCAGATAGTGGCATCATTAGAAGACGGGGCGCGTGAAGGCAATCCAACCAATTCCATAGAATGGAAAATTGCACCCATACCGTCATTATATACAATACTTGTGCCAAAATCCCATGAGACAACATCGTCATAATGCGCAGAGGTTTCGCCAGTCAGATAGCCAACTCTGTATGAGAGTGGATCGCCACACAGCCATTTGTCATACGCATAGACAAACGAGCGAGCGCGGTATTTTCCTACATCAGCAGCGCCGGACGTGAGCGTAAACCAGACTGGCATCTGTAGCGCCATGCTGGTAGCAACATCGTACACAATCGTCTTATCAGGTAAATGGATATAGAAAAACTGGTGCCCTTTATCTGAACGAGTCTCACAGTAAACCTTAGAAAGCACCGCCTCACTGTATTCTGATAGGACAATATCTATTTCACGAGTAGCTATTTTTTGAGCGCCACCGTTTTGAACAGCCCATACCGATATGGATTCATTGCGCCCACCGCCAACCATCATAATCACGTCTTCGACAACACACGCAGCCCTGTTGCCTACGCAGCCCTTCATGGCTTGCGCACCGTCAACCCTTTCGAATGGGAAGTTAGAGCCGCCAACGTTGCGGAATACCTCACAGGTATAACGGTTGAGCGCGTGAACCTCGTTGCGCATCTCAAGAATGCGGTTGACCGGATCAGGGTCAATCTCCGAACTTCCGTACTTTAACGGGTTGACTGCGAAAGGGTCGTTTAGCTCTGTGACTACCAGAAACTCTCCGTCCGTTGTCATCGTGTAGCCGTCAATCCAGAGACAATCGTATACCTTGCCAAGGTCAACGTCTGTGACCTGTTGAACGCCGGTAGACGGGTCGTAATAGTACAGCTTTGTGCCAGAGTTGATAATGAGCCGGTCAAATGAGTAATCCATAACGACGATATTGCTTGAGCCAACATCGCCTAGAATGGCTACAACACCATTAGCCGCAACGGATACCAGTTTAGTCCCCATCACACGGTAGCAAATACCGTTCCAGTTGATGCCGCCACGGTCAACACCAACGCCATCCGCAAATAATTTAATGCCGTCCGCTGGCTTTAGGTATCCATTATTTATCCCTGTATCTTTGGGAACGGGAACCATGTTGCGCGGGTATGACGTGCGAAAATCCGCATTCTTATCGGTGTAGATACCGTTAAGGATAGGGATTTTCACGGGATTATATCCCTCTGCCAGTCATCACCGAAATAGTAGAGCCAGCTGGTGAGTAATACGACATCCGATTATGCGATAAAGACTTGGTGAACGTTGTTGCTTGTCCACCGAACACAGCCAAGTCAGTAGCATCAGCGACCTGCACAGTGCCATCGGCTGCATACGTGCATACATACACGACATTAGAGCCGTAGTTTACCACGCGCACCTGATCGCTTGACTCGTTGATGATTGCAATAGCAGCCGGATTAGTGGCGCTAAGGTTTTGGTTGCTTTTGAATTGCGGGCTAAATGGAATCATAAATCACCTTAAGGGGCTGGGGCTGAATAGCGGGAAACGCAATACCAGAACTGCATCACTAGATCAAACTTCAACATGAAGCTATCCCCAGCTTGCATTGATGATGGAGCGCCATACACTGTTGCTCCATTGCCATCAAATGTGATTGTCCCAGTATCTTGCGTTACATTAACAAGTAATTCTTGCTGGTCTGCTACTGTAGCGGCCAACGGCATAACAATCTCACCGTCATAATCATCATCTAACGGCGTTAAAATTAACCACGTACTTTGTCCTATCCCACCAATAGAGACAGTAAAATCAGTGGCCGTAGGAGAGCTGTACTGTGTGATAAATCCACCGCCACCAGATACGCCCATCAGTGAAGACATCAGCGTAGAAATAGCTGTGAACGATGTTTTAGCAGCATCACCGTTATTGCTAGAGTAAAACGGTACGGTATCGCCTGCGACCGGTGTTCTTGTAGGTAACTGGTTAATCTGTGGCATTATGGCAAGACCTCGACATTGGTATACTCGTTACCATCATATTGAATAAATCCATCATCGCCCGAAGTAATCGGATCAGCTTGTTGCACAATGAATGGATAGTAAACCCGTTTCTGCCCAGCGCCCGCAGGCATAGTACCCAACTGCATTTGAGGCACTACCGCCAACTTAGACAGCATGGCGTTATACGATAGCTTGGCATTCGCTTTAGCATCAGGCGAAACAGCCTTGCCATGCATGGGTGCAATTCTTAAAGCGAGGTTGGTATATATCGCTTCATTCGCACAGTCTGGTACATTGGTTTGTTCGTCCAGATTCGCGTACTGCGGACTAGACGGGATAGGATACGATAACCGTATACCTAAACCATTCCAGCCTTCACACATAGCATCAAGGCGACGAATAGCCGCCTCTAATTGCTCGGGCATCAAGTCGAACACGTAGCCAGCAAGCCCTATGTCTTCATAGGCAGCTTCTACAAATTGGCGCTTAGTCCAGCCCACGTAATGCCTCGTCAATCAATTCTGCCAGCTTCTTATCACCGGCCTTGTGGTGGAACTTGATACCTAATTCATTACATTTTGCAATCAATTCTTCACGTGTAGGCGGCGCATTCTCGTCTACATCTTTTACTTCTTCAGCAGTCAACACGGGCTTATCAAGCTCTGCCATTGTCACTACCCATCCAGCGGACACAGCCGCTTCAAACTCCGCAGCATCATTCACGCCACGATAGGAAAACGTGCCGCCCTTCATCTGGTGAGCGCCACCTTTCTTGAATACAAGTGTAGGAAAATCCATGTGATACCTCAAAAAGATAGGGGGCTGTTACACCCCCGCACTTATTACGCGATACGGTAAGAAACAAAAGTATCAGCAGCGGTCTTGCGAGTACGCCACTGTGAGCTGTTACCGTAGATGCCACCAGTAGAGCTATGCGCAGACTGCACAATCGGGTTGCCCACGATAGTGTGCTGGCTTGAAGCCGTTACAGTGATGGTGTCAAGAGCAGCAGCAGACAAGTTAATCAAAACCCAGTCAACAGCCTGACCTACGTCGATGTCAGTACCAGCATCCAGCACAGCACCAGTAGGCAGCGTATAAGCAACAGTTGCACCGGCAGTGTGAGTACCAGTAACAATTCGGCTCAGCAAACCTGTAGGCGTGATAGAGGCAGCTGTAGTCATTGCAGTCGGAGCGCCCTGAGCATTCTTCTCAGTAGCATTGATCGCAACAACAGGAGCAGTACCAGTAGCGTAAGAAACAGCAGCTTCGCTAACGTTGTCAATGCGAACCACTGCACCAGAAGCATAAGCTCCAAACACAGTTTGACCGCCAGACACAGTACCTACCAGCGACCATGTAGCAGGCGCGTTAGGATAACCAACTTGCAGATACACCTCGGCAGAGCCGGGAGCGTACACAGCGATACTATCGGCAGCTGCAATCGTAACTTCAGCAGAGCCATAAGCGTAAATAACTTGTGACATGATTGTAACCCTCTAGGAAAAAGAAAGGGGAGGATAACCTCCCCGATTGTTAGGTCTGGCTGAACAACATAATTCCGGACATTTCAGGCTGCTTATTCACAACACCGAAGAACACGTCCCAACGGAATTTGACGTTCATAGTGTTGATGTCATAGAACTTCTGCATGACAACTTCGATACCATTGTCAGTAGTAGCTCGCATAACAGCAGCGCCCGCATCAGCAGGTACAGCATAACGACCCGGCAGGATTTCAAGAGCGTCTTTCTGCCAGAATGGGTTGATCGCAGCAGTTACAGTGTTCAGCCACACGATAGGAGCTGTAGCAGAAGGAGTAACATCCACGTTTTTGTACTCAGCCTCAGCAGTAGTGTTGCCTTGGTTAGAGATGATTGGAGGGCTGATGACAACAGTGTTCGCCGCACCAACAGAGATAACACGGAAAGACTTAAGCTGACCAGTGCCGCCCTTAGTGATGTGGTGTACTGCTTCAACACCGCCGATAGTGAAACAATCACCAGCTGCAACAGAAGCGTTAGAGCTAAGAGTGATAGTCTGATAACGGTTGTCAACGTTGCTTACTTCACCAGTGCCAGAAGCGGTAGAAGTCGCTTTAGGAACGTAGTAGTTAGCCGCGCCTACCAGAGTGGACATAGTGATAGCGCCACCACCAGCCGCCGCAGTCAGACGGTTAGCGTAGTCCAGCTTGTAAGTATCAAAGCCAGCTACCAAACCAACACGTGAACGCTCGTAAGCGTTTGTTGGCTTCTCGTTCATAGTCTGACGGCCTGCCAAGTTGCTTGCCATACCGTTATAGTCACGGCTAGACAAAGCAAGATAGCGGTCATAAGACACAACGCCCAACTCGTTGAATGCAGTATCGCAAGCGGCAACATCGTCATAGCCAGAAGCGGCAGTCGTACGCTTGACAACTACTGTACCCTGAGAAGACGCAACGTTCATGATGGCAACGTTGATGTCAGAGGCCAATTTCTGCTTAGCAGCATCGCCAAGACGTTTCTCTTGCAACGCATCACGCAATTCCAGAGCGTTCATGATCAGAGGAACAGACTTGCTATAGCCCAAAGTAGCAGGAACAGACAGCTGAGTAGAGTTCTTGAAGTTTGAAGTCTGGTCAGTGCCACTGAAGGACTGAGAGATGTAAGGCTGCGGACGCCAGATAACGTTATTAGTACGCTCCATCTGTGAATCAGAGGTGGTGTACTTGCTGACGTTGCGTGACAGTACCAGCTCGTCGTTAAAGCCTTCGAGCATGTCCTCGAACGCTACAATTTCTTCTTTACTAAAGGCGTTAGCCATGGTGAAACCCTCGACAAAATGAGAAAAATAAGCCGTTATTGGCTCGGTTAACTCATCCTGTCAGGGCTGGATGGAAGCCTCTAAAATAAAGCGATCTGCTATTTTGAGCTAGCGATACTCGTATAAACCACTATATATAATACTTCTACTTTGAGCGCAACTGTTTTTTGTATTCAATTACCTTGGTGAAGTCGCCGGTCTTCTGCGCTTCATCCCGCAACCTATCCAGCGTCTTGTCGTTTATCCCGCCCACTGCTGTATTGCCAGTGACTACCTTCTCAGGTTTGGTAGCTGGTTTGCGGCCTATGGTCATCTTGCTCTCCAAGCGCACTAGCGCGGCTGTAAACTGGATAGGGTCGGTAATGGCTTTCAGCTCTGCCAGCTTCTCAGGATTTTTACCCAACGCATACATGACGTGAGGGGCAGATTCGATAGTCGAGACAATGATACCCTGTTGGATAGATGACAGTGACCGCATGGCTGAGGATTCTGCCTCCTCGAAGTCTTCGATCTTTGCCAGCTTCTCACGGCCTTCATTGTAGCCAGCTACCTTCTCTTGCCATGTCTGCTCTGCCTTCTCAGCCTGCGCTTTCTTTTCAGCCTCAGCCGCATCAAAAGCCCTTTTTTCCTCGTACCATTTATCCATATCAACAGCGTATGCGTCCTCGTCGTAGTCAATCCCGTCATCTGATAGAGCTGGCCTTTTACGCAATGCTGGCTTTTGCTCTGGAACTTTCAGCGCGTCTAGTTGAGCCTGCTGCTCACGGATAATCTTTTCCTGTTCCTTGGTGCGTTTCCGCAGTTCTTTTACCCATTCTGGTGCAGGCGTTTTGTCCTCATCCTGCTTTGGGGTAACAACCTCATCACCTAGCGATATGACAATATCCTCCTCGTCTACCGCATCACCTTCTACTTCTGTCTTGACTTCTTCAACCTGTTCAACTTCCGGATCAATCGCTGTCTGTGTCTCGACCTGCATTTGTTTCTTCCCCTTCTGGTTTCTCAGTCACTTCTGGCTGACTGGTTGCCCCTCGCAAGGCATTCTCTGCCCTGTCAAGATTCTCTAACCGCTTGCCGAAACCATCCTCTTTGTCAAGGTCTGTCTCGGCTACGATCTTATCTGTCTCGGCTACAGTTTTACCAACCTGTGCCTGTGTCAATACTGTCTTAGCCTCTTGAGCAGCGGCATCAGCCATAGCCTTGGCAGCGCTGGCTTGCAGGAATTGCGTGTTAGCATCAGGCGGCTGGTTAGCAGCTTCCTGCTGTTGGGCTGCGAGGATTTGCGCTTCTTCATCAGTAGGCGTAACAACACCCATCCGCAGCATCTTGTTACGGAAGTATTTGCGCACGTCTTCTATTCCTTCACCTTCCATGTTCATAGCAGCAACAGAGCCTAGAACCTGCAAAGCCTCAGGGTCTTGGATAATGCCCATCAGTTGAGTCACAGCGCGGACAGTAGAGTTACGGCGTGAGCTTGAAGAAGGCCCGACTTCTACGTAAACCTCTAGGCTATTGCTGCCTAAGTCATTCTCGTACACAGTCTGGGCTGTAGCAGGATCAATCACGGGGCGCATCAGCTCTATCTGTCCTACTTCCCCTTGCTCGGTCAGAGTCTTGACCTTGCGGCCTTGCTCTACCATGATCTCTTTAGCCATGCCTAGCCATATCTCGGCAGACCGTTTAACAGCCTTAGCCATGTTCGACATCAGGATATAATTGCCCATGTCAATTTTATTCTGCACCATCTCGACAGCTACGCCGGACTGGTTCGCAGACATGTTATCCATGGACTCTTGCGTACCCAATAAATCCTTCATGTCCTGATCTGTCACGGCCAACAGCGCGGCCATAGCAGGGGGGATATTAGGGGCTTTGGTATACGACTGAGCGCCTACTGCTGTAGGGTTGCCATTCACATCAGTAATAGGGTTAACCAACAGATACGGATAATCCTTGATGTTATCCTCTGACCACATAACCGCATGGCCTGACATCTGATCTGGTGTGAATACTGGCTTCTCGACGTTCGACTTGGCAGAAATCTCTGCAAGTTTACTGATCTGCATGTTCTTGAGCCGTTGCGTATCCTTGGCGATACGGACTAATCCCTGACAACGCTCGACGTTATCAATGATCTGGCGCTTGGCAAAGAAGGGCACAATGGGGATATTGTTCCCGGCGATATAACCTTGGTCTTCCAGTATCTTGCCGCCACTCATCAGATACTTATGGATTTTTTTACACTTGACCTTATCCCTGCGGACTTCAGTCCAGCCTGTAGCCAGAAGACGTGCCTCTAGTTCCTCGTCCTCCTCGAAGTCCTCCTTCACATAGAAATCTTCTTCACCAGTCACGGCACGGTAAACATACCGCGTCTCGTTGATGGCTTCGACCTTGTAATACTCTGCTACATAGACTGTATCGTTAGGTATCGACCAGTCAAACTCGGACATCTGGATGTCTTTAGGCCATGTTGTCGGGCTATCTCCGTACGTGTCAACGTACGAATCCCACGTCATAGGAACCAGCACCCAACAGTGCTTTGCATCCGACTTATCTTGACGCTTGGCATCACGGTTAAAGAACACAGTAGAGTCAGCATCAAAGATAGGCTCCATCCTGATACGCTGGTATTCGTTATCGCTGAACTCATCCTCTAGGACAGCACGTAAGCGCCATGCTCCAATGCCGCCCTTTACGCCTTCATCAAAACAGTTGTCATATGCTTCATCGGCTGTAGAGTCCTGCTCATCAGCCCGATACATACCATTGCAGGCTTCTGTCAGCTTGTCATCCTTTGAGCCGTCTTTAGGGATAAACCTTACGCCAATTCTGTTAGCGCGATACTCGTTAATAGCCTTCGATACGGCATTCTGTACCTTGTTGACCTCGAACTTGGGGCGATTCTCAAACTGTCTGGCTAGTGACCCTTCCCACTGCGCACCGGCTATATCACAGAATCGACGGTCTGCCAAACACTGTAGGCGCTCCTCCCTGACGGAAGACTGCACCATGTTGAACTCTCTGATAGATTCGGCGTGAATCTTGCGTAACCTGTCAGCTTTCGAGACTCTAGCCATTCATATCACCCGATTATGTAAAATCCACTATATTGCGGCCTGACCGTATGCACTACTCTGAACATGCACAATTACAACTATTCAATACATAAAGGCCGACTTGTGGCAGTTATCGTCAGATTATTGCACTTTTTCCAGCCAATAGCAAGCTCAAAAGAACGATTTAGACGGAATAGCCTCAAACTTCTGGACTTCTTTGAATGCTTTAGGCATATCGACGATAGCATCACACATAGGATCAATCTGGTCATCGTGCGCGTGGGTGTCATCAGCGGTAAAGGATTCGCACTCTGCGATGAAATCAGATACCCAGTCGGCATCCTCTGGTATTACAACATATCCGGCCTCTATCGACCCTTGTATATCCAGCACTCTGGTGTATTTGTCCTTGTTTCGCTGTATCGGGAACACAGGGATAACAGCCTCTGACTTAATCTCCTGAATCAATCCAGTGCCGCTTGCCTTATCCTCGACAGCCATGCGCTGCAATGCGCCAAGGCCATCAGTGCCTTTGTGTTTGCCCCAGAAGTCAACAGCCCTACGCCTTAACTCTGGAGCTTCCCACTTCCCACGAATCTGGTCTATAAAGTACAGCCGGTTATCCATTCCAATACCCCAGCACTGGAACACAGAGTAATCGTTATGCTCTGCTGTCTTCTGTGCAGTGTCAGCGTATATCCTCCTGTACCGCATTTTAGGCAAGTCTTTATATCTAGCAAACCATGCGCCCTTGATTAGACCGCCGCCGCGCGGGGCTGGACGTTGCTGGAATTGACCAGCCACCGCCTGGCTGCCACCCTTCACGGTCATGATTTTTTTATCGCGCTCAACTACCTCGGCCGTGAATCGCTCAGGGAATAGCAGCTCCCCATCAATGGTGCGCGGGTCAGAATAGTACGGCGATATACAGCGGCGCGCCGGTTCAAACT